ACGGGAATAGCGTCGAGAAGGACGCCCCCGCGCCAAACGGCGTGGGGGTGTTTCTTTTAGAGGAGGCGATATGTCGCTATCGACGTTACTAGAACGTGGGTTAGGTCAGCGGACACGCGGCGTGGGAGAAACCACGTCGATCATCATGGCGGCGGAGGATAAGGGCGATTACATCTCTCGTCCGAGTTACACGAGCGACCTGCTAGCCGCGTACAGGGTTCACAGCTGGACGTATGCCGGGATCCGCGCTATCGGTCGAGCGGTCGCTAGGGTGCCGATCGTGGCGATCGAATTCAAGCGGACCCCGAAGTTTTCCTCCGTTCGGGAGTTCAAAGAAACGACCCAGATAAACAACTGGGCGGAGGCGTTCGAGGCGTGGCTCAAGTTCGAACGGGCGACGGTTGTTGATCACGAAATCCTCGACCTGATTGAACATCCCCTCGATGAAGCCCAGTTGACCCGATACGACCTGATCTACGTTACGTCGGTCTACATCGATCTAGCCGGAGACGCATACTGGGAGAAGCGGTTCGCAGACAAGGCCAAGACGAAGGTTGACGGCCTTTGGCCGAAGATCGATCCCCGGTACATGTATGCCATTCCCGATGAGAAGACGCTGATCGGCGGTTGGCTTTATCGGGTAGGGACGCGGGCCGTCGTGTTCGACAAGGATGAGATTGTCCACTTTGTAGAATTCAACCCTGAAAATCCCTACTACGGCCTCAGCCCGACGAAGGTTCTGCGGACGCAATTGATCGCCGACGCGCGGGCGATGGATTGGAACAGAGCGTTCTTCGACAACTCGGGAGAGGTTCCAGGGTATCTCAAGGTCGATCGCAAGATCAGCATGGCGGATGCGCGGACTCTCCGGGCGATGTGGGAAGAGCAGCACAAAGGCGTTGCACGGTCGCACCGTATCGGAGTCCTTGGTGAGGGTGCCGAGTACAAGAAGGTCGGTCTGAGCCATACAGAGATGGGGTTCCGCGAGTTGCGTCTGCTTACCCGTGAGGAGGTTCTGGCCGTACTGGGTGTCCCGCCGATCGTTGCTGGTGTATCGAAGGAACAAGGCTTGAACCGCGCGGTTGCTCAGGTCCAAGAGCAACTCTTCTACGAGAACACGGTCCTTCCTCGTTGCGAAATGATCGAGCGCAAGATGAACTTTGGTTTACCTCTTGGTGGTGAGAAGATCAGGGTTGCGTTCGATGTTACAGGGATTCCGGCACTCCAGGAGGACCAACAGACCAAGGCCCGGATCGGACGGTTCCTCCAGCAACAGGGGTGGACCCTCCAGGAACTGCGAACGAAGTACTGGAACCTACCTGAGGCGGAGGGCGATCTTGTCAACGACGTCCTAGTTCCGATGAATCTTCAAAGCGCGGGGACCGTCGCACCGGCCAAAGGGGTCCGCAGGGTGAGGGGTAAGATCCTCGACATTACCAAACTAGCGAGCGATCCCGACACGTTGCTTCCCGACCCTTACGAATCGCTCGTCGATCAACGTAAGACCCATGCAGAGCATTTACCGATCTTGATGGACGAGGGGGCGGATAGGGGACATAGCCTAGCCCTTGAGTTGGGGATCGACGTACCGGATGACTGGAGGGGGCGCTACAACTGGCAGCAGCATATCAACCAATACGTGAACGAGCGGCTCGGAGAAAAGATCGGCGGGAAAGGCATCGTTACGTCGATCAACGAGGAAACCCGTACACGGATCCGCAGACTCATTCAAGACGCAATGAGGGAAGGAGAAGGTGTCCGTGAAATTGCCAAGCGACTCCGGGAAGCGTTTGATGGGATGAGCAAGACGCGGGCCAAGACGATCGCGGGGACAGAACTGCACAACGCATTGGAGACCGGACAGTTCCAGTTCTATTCAGCGGTTCAAGTTCCCAAGAAGCGGTGGCTTGCCTTCCCATCTCAAGAAAATCCCCGGCAATGGCACTTGGAAGCGATGGGCACCTACGCAAACGGTATCCCGATGGATGAGCCGTTCGTGATGTCAACGGGGAATTCGTTGATGTACCCCGGCGATATTGCGGCTCCGGGTGAGGAGACGATCAACTGTCATTGCGACCTAGTTCCGATGAACGAGTCGGGCAAGACGCCAGACATAACGAGGAAGGACTTCCTTGCCTGGGAGAACAAGCTACTGACCGACGGAGCGGGGAAGGCATATACAGGGGCGTTGGCGGACTTCTTCCAGCGCGAGAAGGAGCGGTATCTGAATCACTTGGCAGCGGTTACAGGACAGGAGGTGTGATGTGAGGAAACTACTTCTTACAGCGGTATTGGTGGCACTATGCGCTTTCAGCGCATGGGGTCTGGACGGATCGGATTATGTCAGCGGGCGGTATTTCACTACGCCCTGGGGAACGGTCCTCGCCGGGTTTACCTCGACGGGGCTGTTTGATCTGATCGGCGGGGCGCGGTTCGATAACGTGACATCGAGTTCGGTTCTGACAATCACCGAGAACACGATCGGCTTGGTCGGGGATGCTTACAACTACGGAGACTCGTTCAAGATTGGTTACGATAGCGGGGCCTACATCTCGTTCGCGGTTGCGGACACGACCGGGAATCTAACGATCACCCATGCAGGGTCTACGAAGAATGTTAGCTGGACTACGGCGGGATCATTCACTCTCAGCGCCGGATCATTTGCGTTGACAGCGGCTTCACAAACGTTCACAGCGTCCACGGCATGGTACGGCTACACCCCGGCGTTCTATATTGGGTATGACTCCGGGGCGTGGTTGAAGATCGCGGTTGCGGACACGACCGGAAACGTGACGATCACACAGACAGGATCGGGCAAGACGGTTACATGGACTCAAAGCGGGATCACTTTGAGTGGCGGTACCGTTGCCATATCCGGGGCGTCAGGCGACGAGCTGGAGGTCACGGGATCGGCTGAGATCAAGACCCAGTTGGGGCTGAAGCTGACAGGCGTCACCACTGCGACCTGGGATCCCGCTAGCCTTGCCGATGGTGCCCAGGAATCGAAGGACGTCACGGTGACCGGTGCAGCGGTGGGCGATTTTGTCCTCGTCGCGGCTCCGGTTGATGTGGTCGATCTTCTAGTCTCTGCGCAAGTTACAGCAGCCGATACGGTGACGATAACGATTGCGAATGAAACCGGCGGCGCTGTTGATCTTGCATCGGGGGACTGGAAGGTCTTCGTAATCCCGTCGAGTGACTAAGGAGGTGAGTGATGAAGTGTCCAATGTGCGGTGCGCCTCTCAAGAAAGGTGGGAAGAAGTGCCCAATGTGCGGATACGTCTTTCCTAAGGAGGCCAAGAAATGAAGATGGTGTGCCCTGAGTGCGGGTTGATCGTGAAGGCGTCTCCGCCGTCGGGAAAGTGCCCGCGCTGTGGTGCGGACATGGTAGCCTCGCGCAAGATCCGCCTCAAGAGGCACAAGGGGAGGCGAAAGTGATGGAACGGATGCTTGTAACAGAGGTCCTGGTTAAGGGCGAAAGCGAACATGTCGTCGTCCCACGCGATGAAATCAAGCGGTTGGTCGAGACGATGCAGCTTGCCGGGGTATTCAAGTTTGGGATATATCCCCGCGATGATGTTCCGGATACGGCTGTCAAGGCCGTTCATTCCTTCAAGGGTGACTTCCTGAACCCGGCACGGCCTGTAGCTTCATCGACTATTTCGTCGGCCGAAGTCGATCGGGACGGTGATATTCTGGAATCTACTGGGGTCATCATTACGGACAACTTTCGACAGAATCCTGTGGTGTTGCCGTCTCATGCTCACACTTTCCCTGTGGGGTTCGATCGAAAGCTGAAGGTGAGCAAAGACCGCGTTTGGGCAGCATGGGAGTGGTTAGTAGACGTTCCCGAGACTCCCGCCCAGGTCTATCAACGCCTGTGGGATGCCCACGTCCTCAACTGCACGTCCGTTGGTTTCATCCCCATTCCTGGTGAGTGGGAGGAAATACCTGAGACGTGGGGTTGGTTATTCAGGAAGTGGGAACTTCTAGAACACTCCCCTGTGGTCATCCCGTCGAACCGGGAGGCGATGCGCACTGACGGGATCAAGGAGTACGTCAGGCAGTATGCGGAGGCGATTGCAGTTGGCCCGTCCCCGATTGCCAAGGGTCTTTGGAACGCGGCTGATGCGGCGTTGCGGCCTAAGCAGGTAGCGGTGTCCAAGCCGACTGAACCGGTAGCGTCTGTTTCTTCTGAGACGTCGGGAGAGGAGGACACAGACACCCCTGCGGCGGAACCGACCCAGGTGGATGCAGTCGCCACGGTGGCGATGACCGTGGAGAAGGGTGTCATCACTTACGGTGCAGCGCACCCGGACGGTACGCCGAAGGCCCCGAAAGATGAAGCCTGGGACGGCCCTGCAGAAGTGGCAGCGGCCGAAGTCTCCGATCTAAAGGTCATGTGCACCTGGGTGGATTCGGAGGAGCCGGATAACAAAGGCTCCTACAAGCTCCCACATCACAAGGTAAGCGGACATGCAGTTGTCTGGCGTGGTGTAACGGCGGCAATGGGGGCGTTACTTGGCGCACGGGGTGGGGTAAATATCCCCGATGCAGACCGAAAAGGCGTCTACAACCACCTCGCTCGACACTACAAGGAGTTCGACGAGGAGCCACCTGAGTTTAAGGACTACAGTGCAGAGGAACTGTATCAACGGTTCCCTGAGCTGTATGCGGACTTCACGTGGTTGGAATGGAAAGCCAGCGACTCAGGGGTAGTCCTTGATGGAGAGAAGCTAGTCCGTCGGGTGCTGACAGCGTGGCGTAGCGGGACGTTGTCTGAGGATGAGGCGACGTGGCTCATCTGTGGCTACCTGGAAAGCATGGAAGCCGAGAAAAAGGAAGCAGTAGCGAAGTTGGCCGAGTTAGCGGCCAAAGTGGTCAAAAAGTCAGGAGGTGACAGATGGAAAACCTAACAGAAAAAGACGTGCAGAAACTCGCAGACGCGGCTCTTGCTATGCTGGATAAGGAGCCGGAGGAGCGGGAATCTGTCGAGGTACGGATTGGGGATCAGGTCTACACAGTAGAGCCGAAGAGGGCTGACCGTGTAGAGGCAGTTGATCCCGAGCAAGCGCAAGAGAAGGATCGGGAGGCCAGTTTCCCGGCGATTCACCCGCAGCCGAAGCAGCCGGACAAGGTTCAGTCCTTCTCGTTCGCCAAGGCGCTGAGTGCGTGTTGGCGGAGGAACTGGAAAGGGGCTGAGTTTGAACGTGAGGTGTTGATCCAGACAAAGGCCCTCACAACTGATGATGACAGCGCCGGGGGATTCCTAGTTCAGGATGAGCTTCTCCCAGAGCTGATCCCTGAGCTTTACGCTCAGACGGTCGTCCGCTCCCTTGGAGCCACGATCTACACGATGTCATCGGAGAAGTTGAGCATCCCTCGGATGGCCTCAGGAGCGACTGCGTACTGGCTAGATCAGTCTACGCAGAAGACGGAAAGCCAGCCTGCATTTGAGCAGGTGACGCTGAACCTCCGGGAGTGCATCGGGCTTGTCCCGGTTCATGAACGGCTCCTCAAGTTCGCAAATGCGTCGATCGAGACGATTGTTCGCCAGGACCTAATGAAGCAGCTTGCCCTCGCTGAGGATCAAGCGTTCATCCGAGGAACCGGTGGAGTGCAGCCTTTAGGTCTGTACTACCAGGCAGGTGTTGGTGCTGCCAACATCGCCACTAATGGTGCAGTTCCGACAGCGAGCGACCTGACCGGCATGATGTACCAGATCGAGCTTCTGAACGGTTCTTACAGTGGCTGGGCGATGCACCCCCGTTCGCTGAACACGATCCGCAGTCTGGTTGACGGGAACAACAGGCCGATCTTCTACGACTCGATGGCGAGCGGGATACCGAACGGCCTGTTTGGTATGCCGGTCAAGACCACGACTCAGATCCCGATTAACCTCACTGTTGGAACGTCGTCTGACTGCTCGTACATCATCCTCGGTAACTGGCCGAGCTTCGCAATCGGTGAAGCCGGGGCGATCGAGATTGCGGTCAGCCGCGATGAGAAGTTCAGCTATGACCAAGTGCTGATCCGGGCGGTGCACTACGTAGACGGTGTACCCAAGCAGCCGGAAGAGTTCTACATCCTGAAGGGCATCCGCGCCTAGGAGGTGGAAGATGCAGAGAAACTTTGATGACTTTGCGTACGACGGGCAGCTCCTAGCCCCGCAAACTATCGCGGGAAGTGGGTCTGAGGTAGACGGTTCCGGTGTTGACATGAAGCGGTGCAAGACCGGAGTCGTCGTGTTTGACGTTGGTGCTGTTGATTCTGGGACGACCGTCTCGGTCATGATCCAGAAGTCGGAGGATGACTCGACTTGGGAGGATGCAATCTCCTCGGCCAAGACGTTCACCAATGCGGACGCAAACTCGACGGTGACCCAGGAGGTCAAGAACATGGAGCGGTACTGGAGGATCCAGTACACCGTGACCAACGGAAAGAACGCGCTGTTCGGCGCTGTTGCGATCGGTTGGGATGCTCCTGTGGCACCTATTTCGTAATAGGAGGTCGGGGTGGCTCTAGCTAGCGGTTGGCCGACGTCGGCGGATGTTGCCGCACGTGCAAAAGTGACGTTGACCGACGATGAAACGAGCTATGGGTTAAACGTCGCCACGTTGTTAGAACGAGCCTATTGGTGGGCAGCCGAATACTGCCGTAGAGACAGAGAGCTAGGTTTCGACGAGGCGACGGTTACGGAGAAATTCGATGGGGGGATTGATCTATTCGTGAAACACCCCCCCATCGTCTCCGTGACGAGCGTTACCGATGACGAGGAAGAGTTGACAGTAGACGATGATTACTACGTGTATGATACATACATTCACATCGTTACCGCTGAGAACGCCCTAGAGCGGCGGTATCCGTTGGTGCGTACACCGCAGGTAGTGGAGGTTGTCTACGTCGGCGGCTACTCGGACTCGGGAACGGGGACCCACAAAGCCATCCCGCATGAACTGAAGGAGATTGTGTTAGAAGTGGCGGTTCGGTGGCTACTTAGGATCCATGAACAGTACCGGATGAACCGGCTTGCTTCGAGGGTGTCCATCGGTGAATACACAGCGGTATTTCCTGCATTTTCCGAACAGGCAACATCAGGGCGGACAAGAACTGGGGGGATTATGGAGGATCTGAAACGGCGGCTTGACCATTTCGTGGTCGGAGGATACTGGTGATCGGCCTAAACGAAACCGTAGACAAGTATCGGCCAACGCAGACTACCAACCCTGAGGGGGAGGAAGTCTTCACGTGGCCGGATTCGCCAACAGAGAGCGACATCCCATGCCGGGTGGTGACTGTATCCCTGGCAAGGAAGGCTCAGATGGAGGCGATTGGTTTGCACTACGGAGACGTTGAGGCGTACACGTTTCTCTTCGAGGACGGGAAGGACATAGCGACGGACGACAAGCTGGAATACGACGGTGAATACTATCGGGTGTTAACTGTTGAGGATCCTGACAAGCTAGGACATCACCTTGAGGTGCTGGCCGTTCACGTGGAGGGGATTACATCGTGAGTGTAGCGTGGAATCCGGCGAACTTCATCAAGAACGTGCAAGCCGCTTCTGTGATCCGTATGAGGCAGGCGATGACTCTCGCCGTCCAGACCATCAAAGAAGGGATGCAGGAGCTTGGTCCCGGTGTCCACTCTCAACCCGGTGAATATCCGGCAAGCCAGAGCGGTGCGCAGGGGATGAGGGGACATATCACGTTCGAGGTCGTGGTCGAAGGCGACAAGGTGATCGGCCGGTTCGGGATCGTCCCCACTACCGCCGGAGCGGAGGAGCTGGGTTATCCTGCGTTCCTGGAACTGGGAACGATCAAAATGGCTCCTCGTCCTTGGATCACGCTGACGGTGGATTCGTGTATGTCCGCGTGGAAGGAGATGCTAACATGACAGGGCATCTTTCAGCGACACGGATAGCAGTGCGATCGCACTTGATAGCGGATGCGGGTGTATCGGCGGAGGTGGGTTCCCGCGTCTATTCAGGACGGCCGAAGAATCCCACCTTGCCGTACATTGTCATTGATGTCCTTCCCGCAAGGGACTTCCACGGCCTAGGCTTCAATGAGCCGGCTTATAAGAAGGTCAGGCTCCAGATCATGACAGTCGGGGTTACGCAAACGGAGGCAGAGAAGGTCATGGATGCTGTCATGGTGGCCCTTGACGGAGCGACTATAGATGTCACAGGTTGGGGTACACCTCGGTTCGAGGGGTACTACGGTCCATTCACTCAAGAGGAAGAAATCGAAGGTGTACGCCACTACTACACCATCAAGCGGTGGGAAGCGGTGTACGCCGGAGTCAATGTAAGCTAGGAGGTGAAACATGGGTAATACCTTTACGCCTAGACAGGGGTATCAAGGGAAGATCACGTTCAATGGAGAGACGGTGCAGTTCATCAACGTTCCGACCATCTCGGGTGTTGAGCGGACACCGATTGAGGTCACGGCTCTCTATGATGGCAGCGCACCGTTCCGGTCGTGGGTTCCTGGGATGTATGGCTTCATCGAAATCTCAGGGCAGATCGCCCTCGATACGGATAACGATGCTGTGACCGGGACGCTGAACGTGTTCAATGCAGGGACGACAGGAACGTCTCTCGCTGTGTATCCAACGGGGAGCGCTACTGCGCTTCTGACGGGTGCGGCGGGGGTCGTCAAGGCAACTCCGATCATCGACAAGGAGGGAGTGCAACTGCTGGACGTGACGTACCGCTACTGCGGTTCGGTGACCGGTACGCTGTGCGCGGGTGCAACCTAGGAGGTGAGCAATGGGTAACACAGTTACTCCTCTACAGGGTTACCTGGCAGGGATCTTTCGCTCGCCTGGGATGACGGTCGGCGGTAGCACGGTCCACGAGTTGGTCAGGAACGGCGACTTCGAAACCGGCGACTTCACGAACTGGACGAACAACACCACGGGATCGCGGGCAACCGTTGTAGCGTCATCGGGTTACAACGAAATGTCCTACGGGGCTGTGCTGGTGGACGACGGGCCGACGGGGAACACGGTCCAGATCACTGGATCGAGAACCCTTGATACGCCGTTCAATCCGACCGACGCGGCTGAGTATGATGTCGTCCTAAGCTGCTGGGCTAAGCACTCCGTAGCCGGGAATACCGGGTCGTTAAAGCTTGTTCTACGCGATCCTACGGGATCGATTCTGACTAGCGGATCGGTAGCTTTGGTCGATCACGGATTCTATCCGGAGGCCGACTGGGGGTACTACTCAGTTCGCATAGATGCTGTTGATCGTCTGGAGACGATCGAGTGGCAGGTCAGTACTGACATGGCTTCAGGTTCAACCGGGACGATGTACGTTGATAACGTGTCCTGTGCTGTCGTCCAGCAGATCGCCGGGGCCTACGGCGCACTAACCAAGGAAGGCGACGAGTGGGAAACTGAGGATGTGACGACGTTTGCCTCAGTTGGTGTAGACGGCCCGTTCCGGCGTTGGGCACCTACGATGCGGAGTCAGGGCAAGATCCACGTGGATTCCTTCTACGTCACATCTGAGCAACCGGCAACTCCGATGGCTCAGCAAGATAAGGTCTTCGTCGTCCTTGCTACCAAGAAGGGAACGAAGACACAGGACCGATGGGAGTTTTGGGCACGGCCGATGGGTGTTGAGTTCAGGGCACCGATTGGTGAAGTCCAAAAGGAGCCGTTTGATCTGATCATCGACGGCATTGTGGGATACGCTGACAGATAGGAGAGCGGCATGGGTAACTTGCTAGCAGCCTTTGAAAAAGGAAAAGCCTTATCGGGCAAGAAACGGGCGTTCGTTTTGGCGGGGGAGTCGATTGAACTTCCCCGCCTGAACCTCGGGAATCGAGCGGCTTTCGAGATGTGGATGCACAAGCGGGGGATCGAGAACTTCTCGCTTGCGTCAATTCGTAACAGGGCATTACTACGGATGGCGCAGGCGGCTGAGGAGGTTCGGAGTGATTGGGCAGAGGAGAATCTGCCGAATGAATTAACCGATGAGCTGCGCAACGAACTGAGGCGGCGGATTACCGATAGGATCGGTCCCTACACCGATGCCCTTCTCGCTCCCTTGGATACCCTCGCCCAGACCAGGGCGATCTACCTCGCACTACGACAGGAGTTTGGAGCGAAGTGGGGTGAAGGGGACGACTCGCTCGATCTGACTGAGGAGAATGTCACCACGATTCTCAATGCGACTCCTAGCGGTGTCATCAGCCGTGCGGCCCTGTATGTCCTCGGCCTTGAGGATTGGACAGATGAGATACCTGCACCGGCGGAAACCGTCGATGAGGAAGTAGAGAGGAGTCTCGGGGACCCAAAAGGCTCCGAGAAGCCGCCCGCTACGAAATCAACTACGAAGAAGCCATCCCGCTCGTCTGCCTCTACTGGCAAAAAGACCCCGACTGGGTCTGGGGGCTAACTGAGGAGGAGTTCGCGTGGCGGCTAGAGGCAGTACAGACGTACATGGGATTTCAGTTGAGCTGGAATCCACCACCGTTCGTAACGGAGGAGGGAGTGGAAGAGATTGAGAAACTCAAGCCTAATCTGTATGTCGAGACGGCCGAATACTGGGAAGTGATAAACGAAGAGAACAGGAAAGCGGCGGAGAAATACAACCTGATACCACCGCCACCAGGGGGGCCGGATGCCGGGAGATAGCCTAGGGACTGCATACGCAGAAGTCGTCCTAGACCAGACGGGATTCAAGCGCGGATTGGGCCAAGCTCAGTCCAGCATGATCAACTGGAATAAGACGATGATGAAGTACGCCAAGATCACTATTGGCGTAGCAGGCGTAGCCGCCCTTACACATCAACTTAACAGCGCCCTAGACGCCTCAGTCAGGTTTGACACGGCCCTCCGAAACGTTTGGACCCTCACCGATGCGACATGGGCTGAGATGCAGAAGCTCGGTGATGAGGTCGCTAACGTAGCAAACCAGTTCGGTGCGACTGGCGAAGAAGGCTTGAAGGCGATGTACCAGATTTACTCGGCCTCCTTCACCGGGCGTGACGCCATGAATATCTTTAAGGCGTCTCTCCAAGGAGCTGCCGCCGGGCTGAGCGACGTCTTCACTCAGGCTGATCTACTCACAACAATCATTAACGCCTACGGTATGGCGGCTGAGGAAGCCACCCATGTAAACGATGTTTTGTTTACCATCATTAAGCGTGGTAAGACAACGGCCTCTGAGTTAGGTTCCGCTTTCGGCCGTCTCGCTGCTGTTGCCGCTCCGCTTGGCGCATCATTTGACGATATCTCAGCCGCGTTGATGACCTTGACGAGGCAGGGAATCTCGACCGATGAAGCGGTTACAGCGATTCGTAATTCAATTGTCCAGTTGGCGCGGCCAGGGAAAGAACTACTAGCCTTGATTCAGTCCCTCGGCTATGAGTCAGGGACACAGATCATTAGTACTCTTGGCTTTGCCGACGCCCTGGCCGCAGTCGCTGAGGCTGCTGAGAGGAACAACTTCCCGCTCACCGACCTGTTTACTAACATTAGGGCGATCCTGGCAGTTCTACCTCTTGCCGGGGCAAGCGCAGCGGAATACGCTAAGGATCTTACCGCCGCTAAAGAGTCAGCGGGTGCGACATCGGAGGCGTTTGATAAGCAGAAAGGCAAGGCGTTTGAACTTGCAAAGGCGCAAGCTGAGTTAGCAGAGGCAAACAGAGAACTTGGCGACGCCCTGCAAAACTTAATTGGGCTGGAGATTGGCGTTAAAAGGTTTTTTGCGCGCCTCATATCAGGTCTAGCGGGTGCTAAGGAAGCACTAAGGGAATTCAACATCCCCGAACCAATCGAGGAGGGCCCTGGTGTCGATGAATGGGGATGGCAAAGAGTCCCAGATACGGTTATATCAACTGAGGAATGGGTGAAGCAAGCTGCAGAGGCTGGGAGGGAGGCGGCGTCTGAGTTTCTGCTACAGTATGGTGAAACGTTTACGCGTGCAGCAGAGAAGTTTGGTCCTGCACAAGCCCAGAAAATGTATAAGTACTTCATGGATGAGTACTTGCGACAATTCAGGGGGAGTGAAGAGGAAATATCGGCGGCAACCTCTGAGTTTTTCCGTGCAATCTGGGAGGCGGCAGGGTTCCCGACACCTGAAAGTCTGTTAAGCGAGTTCGCCCCTGAATACCCTTCTTTCATACCTCAAATGACACCCGAGGAGTTAGGCTTCCCACAACTGGATAGCGCTGTCGGGGAAGCGGCAGAGACCGTTTCCGCTCTCACCCAGGCGTGGCAAGCCCTCTTGGATGAAGTTTCCGATGACACGTTCGATAAGTTCTGGAGTGAGCTACAGGCCGCAAGTCCGACTGTCGAGGATCTGATCGCCAAAGTGAAGGCGTTCGGTACTGAAGCAAGTGGAAACGAGGATGTCCTCAGCCGTTTGCATGATGCCTTAGAAGATGAACTTGATCGCAGCCGCGACATGGTGGATGTCTTGCGGTTATTCGGTATGGATACCGAGGATGCCAAGGAGCGGGTTATCGCCCTCGCCGAGGCGTTGGGCTACACCGACGACGAACTTGCCAGTCTCCGTGAAGAACTGTACGGCGCGGCTGAGGCAGTGAAGTCGTTTGCCGAGAGGTTGAGTGAAGGCCAGGTCGGAGACGTTACAACCCTCATCAGCGAGGCGTCCACCAAACTAGGTGAGGCTCTAGCAGGTGGGAACTGGGGAGAGATAGCGAAGGCTGTTTCCGATCTTTCTTTCCTCGGTGGTAGCGTCAAAACGATGCAGGACAACCTTGAGCGGATCATTACTGGGAACTTCGATGAGGCGACCAAGGAAGCAGCTAAGAAGCTCCATGACCAACTGATCGAGGCCGGGGAAGTCCTTGGGAAGACGTTTGAGGAGATAGCGGCGGATGAGAAGAGGGCGGCTGATAAGGCTCTTCAAGAGAAGCGAGAGGCTGCGAGGAAGGAGGCCGAGGAAGCCCGCAAACGGGCTGAGGCGTTAGATCAGGCTTGGCAGAACGCTCTCGATGCTCTGGTTACGGCCTTTATGGGTGGAGACATGGATGCTGTCGTGGAAAACATGCGGCTGCTAGCCACAAGCTCTGATCCTGATCGTGTCCTCGCATTATATCGAACGCTGTATGGCGCAATTGAAGATGAGATAAAACTACGCCGACTCCAAGGAAAGGAGACAAAGGAGTTAGAGGATCGCCTTAAAACGTTGAAGGTCGCGTTGGGTGACGTTACTGAGGAGGTCGAGACATTCGATATACCCGGCGCTATCTCCGATTGGGGAAGCGTAATCGAGAAGACTGTCTCCCTCTTTGACGAGGGCGCGGGACAGATCGCCGGCGCACTTGTCGATGTAGCTACGAATATAGCGAGCCTCAACGCAGCGGGCACAGCAGGTTCCATCGTTGGCCTTGTCGGAACGGTTATCGGTCTGATCCAAGACGCTTGGGAAGCTGAACAAGAACGGATGAGGGCAACCGCTGAGGGATTGATTGATGCGTTCAAGACGGTCGGGACGACGGCCCTAGACGTGTTTGGTAAAGGGGTTCGGTACGCGGCAACTGCGTTGAATAGGTTGGAGGCCAGTGCCCTATCCCTGGCTCAGTCATTCGTCAACGTCATCTCGCAAACTGAGGCGTATCAGCGTCTGCAAGCAGCGGTCAATTCAATCCAGAACGCCATCGTGGAGGGTCTTCTTGCGTTCTTGTGGCCGTTTGTCGCGGTCCTTGAGGAGCTATTCGGGGTAACGACTGAGGTCACCCAGACTATCAGTTCGGAGGTGTCAGCACGGGAGCGGCTCCTATCTGATCTGAACGTACCGATTGGATGGAAGGCGGCGCGGATAGCGTACGCGGCTTCAACACCGGGCGAGCCTCCAATCTTCCCGGAGGAGCCTGTTACCGGTGGCGGAGGGGAAGTCAGCATCCGGGTTCCTGATTGGATCGAGAGCATCGTCAACACCTGGAAGGCGGCTATCGAGGGTGCTGTTGCTCCTTTAAGGGAGTTCATAGACATCATGCGACAGGTGGGAGCGCAACTGGTTCCCGCAATCCTGTTGAAGCTACTCCCTGCGATCGAAAGTTTCGGGGATCAGATTCTCGACTTGGGCAAACATATCAAGGACGACCTTCTCCCGGTGTTCATGTCGCACCTACCCGGTGTGCTGGAGGGGTTCTTCAACTTCATCGGAGGAGAGATTGTCGGTGTTGCTACCCTGATCGTCAATACCCTTGCAAACATTCTTCCTGAGCTTGAGGATTTCGCTCAGGCGTTAGGCGGACTCGGCGCGAACCTTCCCGACCTGCTGGCCGGGATCGCTGAAAGCATTTCACCGGCGATTAGTGACTTCCTGAGCAGTCTTGCCGGATTGGTGAACAAGATCACCGACTGGTTGACGGGTGGAGGCGACGAGCTTCTCACAGCCATTGCAGGGGATCTAGCAACTACTATCGGACATGCAATCACAGAAGGCCTGACATTCCTGGTGGACACCATGATCGCCCTGGCTCCGGCTATGGGTGAGTTCCTTGATGCTGTGGGGACGGCAAGCTCCTCCCTCCTTGGCCTGGGGAGTAGTCTCTCGGATGCCTTGGCACCGGTGCTGATTACCGTCATCGAGGGAGCCTTCACTCCACTAACTAGATGGATCGGGGACACCCTGCTCCCGGATCTAAAAGGATTCTTCAGCGGCTTCTCGACGTGGTGGAAATCAAAGGTCGATCCGTTCCTTCGATCAGACGTATTCCCCGTTCTCGGCGGGTGGTTAGAGGAGCTATATTCCTGGCTAGCGCCGATTGTCAACTTCCTTAAGAACACGATATGGCCGTGGCTGGAGACGAACGTCTGGCCGATCTTATCGAAGTTCGGGGGCGTCATCATGGACTTCTTTGAGCAGCTAGGACAATGGGTTCAGGCTAACTGGCCCGCAATCAGCGACTTCTTAGAGAATCAGTTAACGCAGGTATTGAACAATCTCATCACGGACCTGTTTCATCTATGGCAAAGGGTGGCTAAATTCCTTAAATGGCTCGGGTTCGACGTGACCGTTCCATCCGGCTCGATTCCGCAGTTGGCCGCTGGAGGGATCGTCACGAAGCCAACGATTGCGATGATAGGGGAGCGGACTCCGGAGGTTGTCCTTCCACTTGATAGGTTGGGCGCGTTAGCATCCGACCGCCCGATCCAGCTACAGGTATTCCTTGACGGGCAACAGATCCGAGCAGCGGTGAGGAGAAGGGATCGGTTGTCGAACCTCGATTCGGGCTTCGCATTGGAGGGGATAGGATGAGGACGGTAACGAACGGGAATTCCCTTGTTCCTGTAACAGCATTTGAGTGCGAGGTCTACAACGGCTCGTCATGGATTGATATAGCCTCCCGTGTCCGAACGTGCATCCTGCGTTACTCCCATGGCTCAGGGAGGTGGACTACGGAGTGGGAAGTTATCAATACGCCTTCATACCGTAACGACAACAAAAGCCTGGATCCCGGTCACACCTCCGATTACAACCCAGGCGGTGTTCCTCTCCTTGGGGCCTACCACAATGTCAAGATCAGCATAGGCAAGGACGCGGTGGCAGTTCCGTTCTTCGAAGGACATGTAGGACCAAGTGACATCCGAGGAATGGAGGACATTGAAGGCGAGGACATTCTGTATGCTACCCTTGTTGACATCCTTCAACCCTATGCCGACTTCTGGATCGACATTGACGAGGGTCGAACTTACAAGGAAACCTACATCAGCGCCTCGGAGAATGTGCTGAACACGATCCTCACCGATTACGGGTTCGCTGCGAACGTGATCCTACAAGATGATCCTAACTACTACCTATATCGCTATGATATAGGAGATATCAATATGCTGGACGTCCTACAGAATCCGATTCATGCGATCGGGTACGTGTTTATGACCAAGTGGAACGCATCGGTGTCGGCATTTAGGCCGACAGTAGTTGATCCGCAGCGAGACAACACTACCCCCGATATTGTCATCGGCGGGGATCTGAAGGTCATCTACACGACCTACACCGAGGCGAACGTGCGCACTAAGGTTCGGTGGGTTTACAAGGATCGAACGACGGGTAAGGAGGCATCCGTTATCGCGGCCGACGAATCCGCAAAAGCCCTCTACGGCATCCCCGACGGAAAAGGCGGACGCCTTCATCGGTATATGAGGATCGTGATGACAGATCTGGCTACCGTCGATACCCGTGCTGAGGCGCAGATCGCTTGCAATAGTGCTTTGTTCGATGTCTCCCGTCCGTGTCCAGCGGTGCAGATAGAGATTCCGTGGCTTGCGTTGACAATCGAAGGTGGCGACCTTGTGCAGTTCACCACCCGTTCGGAGACGATCAAGGTGGGTGTGACGGGGATCACCCACCGCATCTCGACGGTAGACGAAAAAGGGATGATAGGACAGACCACGATTGAAGGAGTCCTAGACAGTCGCGTCGGGAATCAGCGATATTGGTTCTTGCGAGGGCGGACGGATCTTCTCGGAAAGTTGGCGCGGGATTACTACCGACAGCACGGTAAGTGGCCGGAGCCTCCCGCAAACGTCCACGCTGAAGGTGAGTGGGGTGAGTCCAACGATGCAAGCGCAGCCCCTCTTCTTTTCATTAACTGGTCGGGATACCGGGACTGGACCACCAAAGGTTATGAGGTGAAGTTGAGGCAGGCCAAGGAGATTGATACCGGGACCGCTGATTCAGGCGGGACAAATTCGTTAATTGATTCATCTAAGGCATGGATCAGACATGAATTCATGGGGTACTACGTTTACCTAAAAGGGACTGGACGAGGTGGCGAGGATCAGGTGCGCCTCATCATCGACAATGACGCCACAACGATCACGTGGCGGGATCCTCTCGATACAGCGGTAGCGGCGGCCGAAGAGTATGCTATCCTCAAGCCGACGACGGACTGGCAAGCCATCCGGTGTGATAGGTATCCCTTCACTCAAGTGGAGGGATTGCCGAGTGGAGTCTATACAATCTCGAAGGTCCGGACGGTTCCGTTCGGAGTAGGGAGGTAGCGTGAATATCTTGATGCTGGCATGGAGCGACTGGGCTGGTTGGGGATACAAAATGAAGAAGGCCGTGGAGGGGTTGGGTCATGTTGCCCGCCTAGTGGACTTCAGTCCTCCATACTACACCGAGTATCCTCACGATCTGCACAAACCAACGGTCCAACAAGTAGGGGAGTTGGTCGATTGGGCTGATGTCATCGTGGCTTTTGATAACGGCGATACTCTGATCCCAGTTGACCGGGATTGGAAACCCGTTCTGCAAATCTACCACGGGACATGGTTCCGTCAACGCCCTGAGCCGGTCGTAAAACGCGCCAAGCGGAGGGGATACGTTACAGCCTGCACCACCCACGATCTAACCCGTTGGGGGCCGGTCTGGTTGCCTGTGGCGATGGAGGATCTGAGCGACCTGCGGAAGCCGGACGACGAATTCACCGTTGTTCATGCCCCGACGAAGCGCGATGTGCGAGGCACAGAGGAAATCATCAAGGCGTGTGAGGAAGCCGGGGTTAAGCTGGATCTGATCGAAAGGGTATCGAACGCGGATTGTCTCAAACGGAAGGCAAGGGGTCATCTCTACATCGACCAGGCAAAGTCCGGCGCGGGATTAGGGTACGGCGTGAACGTCGTCGAGGCATGGGCGTTAGGGCTGCCGGTGGTGAACTACTCCAGACCAGAGATTGAGGAAAGGATCATCGAATCAGTCGGCGGGTTGCCGTTCTGCCCTGCGACTGATGACCTTGTGGCGATCATCACGCGCTTCCGCGATGACGAGGACTTCCGACGGGAATGGACCGCAAAAGGGCGCAATGTATGGGCTACGTTCCACTCCCCGAATCATGCTGCCGAGACGTTCATTGAGGCTTGCGATAGGGCGTTAGAGGAAGGCCATCCGCCTACTCCGTTGAAGATCAGCGTGACGATGATCGTTCGTAATGAGGAGGAGTGCCTGCAAACAGCTCTCGATTCCACAAAAGGTTTGGCCGATGAGGTTGTCGTCGTTGATACAGGATCCTCAGACAACACGGTGAAGATCGCCAAGGCGTTCGGTGCCAAGGTCATCCTCGGCGGTGACCGCATGGACAAGGCGGGATCCCGTAACAAGGCGATCCAGGAAGCGACGGGCGATTGGGTGGTTGTCCTCGATGCTGATGAGCGGATAGCCGAACCGGAGAAGGTGCGGGAGCATATCAACCAGACCTACGCCGACGGGTTGATGATCCGAACTACCTACATGAACAAGGATCAACATGATCTGAGCTTCTATCAACAGCGGTGTTGGAGGAAGGGAGCGTTCTGGTACAAGTATCGTGCGCATGAACTTCCTCTTCCGAGTGAGGGGCGAAAGGCAGTTGAGCGTGTCCCTTACGTTTGGGAGCATCGTCCACCGAAGGATCGTTGGGGGTGGAAGACGAAGTACGCCCTCGAACGGCTCCTTCTAGACGTGGCGGAGAATCCCGACGATCCGCGCCCTGTCTACTATCTCGGTAGGCAATATCGGTACATGGCAGGGCTTGACGAGTTCAAGGACAAGGCCGATCACTACGACAACTTGGCAATAGCGACGCTTGAAAAGTACTTACAAATGTTGGGTGATCGAGTCGCCTGGGATCGGCCGAACGCTTGCTTCGATCTTGCCTTGCTTTATGAGAAGAGGAAGCAGTTCACCGACCGGATCAAGGTACTACACGAGGCTTGCCGTTCACAGCCGACGAACAAACGATGGTGGGCTGAACTTGCGCGGGCGTACTGGGACGCCGGGCTGCACGAGCTTGGTCTTGGACTATTCAAGGCGACCCTGGAACTACCGAGCGAGAAACAGGAGGGTTATATCCTCCCTGGCCTCGATGGCCCTTACATCTACGATCGAGCTTCGATGTGGTGCTGGCACATGGGGCGTTGGCAGGAAGGCCGTGAGTACGCGAAGGAGGCGTTGGCGAGGACGCCTCCCGATACGCCGGATCACAAGAGGATCATTCAGAATATCAAACACTTCGATCAGCGATTGAAAGGAGGCGGGAATGTCTAAATATATGAGGGTAGTTGAGACTGCGGTTGATGATTCAGGTCTTGCCGTTCCCGCTGTCCAAGTGACCGTCTATGACGCGGGTACCACGGGAACAATCCCGATCTTCTATAGCAAGGCAGGACTGACACCAACCGTAACGGGGAAAGATGATCTGACAATTGATACGCCGTTCGCCGGTTCAGCGGATACGCATTTCCGGATCGAGGTGACGGCGACCGGGACCCCCGACGTGTTCGCATGGTCGGATGACGGGACAACGGGTTGGGATGCAACAGGCATAGGGATGACAGGAGTCCACCTCATCACTGGGGGATTGAAGATCGCGTTCGCGTCGGTGACAGGCCACGACGTTGGGGACCGTTGGGACATCTACGCACGACCGAATCCGTTTACGACTGACGCGGATGGTGTCGTGGACTTCTTCATGAACGTTCACGACTATGATGAGTGTACGGTCCAACTTGAGAAGGCTGGATTCGACTTCTCCGCGATTAACGAGGCTCTTGAGTATCTCCCAATGCCGGCGGGAGCCACAGGGGTCACCGGGCCGACAGGCACACAGGGGCCAACAGGCCCAACGGGTCCGACAGGCATACAAGGAGTAACTGGAGCAACGGGACCAACTGGACCGACTGGGGCAACAGGCACACAAGGAGTAACCGGACCGACGGGTCCCACAGGACCGACTGGAGTAACCGGACCGACCGGACCGACCGGACCGACCGGACCGACCGGACCGACCGGACCGACAGGCCCTACTGGACCAACGGGACCAACAGGTGTACAAACTCCCTGGGCTTCCAACATCGATGCTGCCGGATATGATCTATCAGATCTTGGTGCCCTCGACTTCAGCGATGCTGTTGAGGTTACGATATCTTCAGGTACAGTCACACTTACACAGGCCAATCACACGATTGATACCGAGGGCGATGCGTCTAGCGATGACCTGGACACGATCAATGGGCTTGGTGACGGTGAGATTGCGTTTCTGCGGGCGGCGAACGCGGCGCGAACGGTTGTTCTCAAGCACGGTACAGGGAACATCTTAATTCCGGGCGATGTAGATTACTTATTGGACGATGCTACGAAAACCGTGCAAGTAATCGGTGACGGCACTAATGTGCATGTCGTGGGTGCGGCGGGTGGAGGTGCCGGCAGCGATACAACTGCCATCCATGACAACGTTGCCGGCGAGATTTCGGCGATAACTGAGAAGACAAGTCCCGTTGGGGCTGATCTGCTCATCATCGAGGATTCTGCCGATACCAACAACAAAAAGAAAGCACAAATTGGCAACTTGCCCGCGAAAGGATTCAGTAGCGCTTTCCGCGTGTATAGGGACGCATCCGCACAGTCTATCCCCGATTCAACATGGACTAAAATCGAGTTTGATGGAGAAGACTTCGATGTTAATAACGAGTTTGATTCAACAACCAACTATCGATTCACTCCGACAACTGCGGGATACTACCTCATTACCATTAATGCAACTCTGCTCTCTGTCCCAGACGGGAAGAAGATCATAGTGCAGATTCGGAAGAACGGTACAGGGATAGCCCTAGGCAGAACGGTGGGCGGGGGGGCGGATGCACTCGGGCAAGCTGCATCGTGTGTAGTGTATCTCAACGGCAGTACTGACTATGTCGAGGGGTATATCTTCCATAATGCTGGTTCTGCGTTGGATTTGGCTAATGAAACGGGTTATGCTGGATATACCGTTATGTCAGGACACAGGTTAGCATAGGAGGGGGGTATGTATACGATAATAGATAAGTTGCGGTATTTATTCCCCGAAGCAGATCCTGAAAGGGATTACGCGGTTGTAGACGAAGGGAATGGGGCGTACATCAAGGAATGGAGACTCTCAGAGCCTCGCCCTACGGATGCGGAGCTAGAAGCTCTCGATACGGATGACAGCTTTCTGGCCGCTGTCCTGGCCCGCAAAAACCACCTTATCGACGCTGATACGGGCAAGGTGATCGACAAGGAGATTCATTCCTTCGCGGGGCTTGAGGAGCAGATCGCCATTCTTAGAGATCAGCTCGTTCATATCATCAACGACCTTGGCCTGACCCCGACTCCCGATTTTGAGCGATTGAACGATATCGCCGTTGCCAAGGTCGAGGAAGGGGCGAAGAAAAAGGAGGCCCTCAATAATGCCTAAGACAACAAGGATAGATCCAAATGCCAAAGGGCGACGGGCCAAGAAGCTGGCAGGATTGAAGAATGAACAGCCAAAGACGGTCGCTGCATTGTGGGCGATAGTGAAAAAGATCCTGGAGGCGTTGAACGGTTGACGGAGAAGACGCGGGGAACGGTCCGAGGTCGATTCTTGGGTGTGCGTGGGGTCACCGAATGGTCTGACCCTGTCGCCGCTCAGTTGCCTATTCGTCCGGCGGCTCCTATGCCGCCTAGCGACGTTGCGGCTTCCGCAGCCCTTGAGTCAATCATCATCTCTTGGACGGCTCCTACGAAACGTGCTGATGGCGAAGCGTTGAAGGAAGGTTCGCTGCTCGAATACCGAGTCTATTACTCCTCGGTGAGTGGGATCGACCCATCGAACGATACAACCTACGACGGCTTCACCAAGATCAAGGCCGGGGACTACCACTACAACACGGGCGGAACGAATCGCGGGCCGTGGTACTTTGTTGTGACGGCGATCGACACCGATGGACAAGAGTCGGCCGCAAGCTCAGAGGTGAGCGCGACAGCTTCAGGTAGCACAACAGCCTCAGTCTACGATCTTACCGGAGCAAGTGGAAACGTCTCGCAAGTCTTGATCGGGCGCGGTGTTCTATTTGTCGAAGCCATGCCTCCGGCTTCAGACTGGTATCTGTGGGACGCATACAAGTTCTACTACGACGCTTCCGGCGCGACCGGGAATTGGTCGGGGTCGTGGACTGAGATGGGCAAGGACCGTGTTGGGATGCTTCACAACGGCCTAGCCACGGGGAGTGCGTACAAGTACAAAGTCTCAGTCCTCGACGAGGATGGGAATGAGACGACTGGGACGGTCGCTGATAACGGAGGAGTTGGCTACAAGCCGAACGCTGCGAGTCAAAGCAGCCTCGATTCTGACGTCATATCCGCGCAGTACATGATGGTGGAATACGCTATGTATGCCAAGGAGTTCATCGGCGGAGCGTTCCGCACCGAGGACTGGAGTACAACAGGCGGGGCCAAGATCGATCTTGACAACGAGACGATCAAGTTCGGCGGGTCAGACAATCCGGTGTTCAGCTACGAGGCCGGCGTTCTGCTCATCTCGGGTGGAACGATCATCGCTAGCGTCCTCCAGAGCAACGACTGGTCAACCGGAGCGGGGACACAGCTTTCCTTGGCGAGCGGCACATTGACAATGGGAGGAGCCTCAAGCCCTGGTTTCTACGCAACATCAGGTGGGGTCGTCCAGATCGGGCCGAACGGGGCGTACTTGGACTTCGATCCTACCATCCCGCAGATGGTTCTTTCCGCAACGTTCAAGACGGCCTCAAGTGGGAAACGGATCGAGATACCGGGGACATCGGGAGCGGATGCCGACGAGCTTTATGCCTATGACTCAGCGAACAAGAAGCGGGCAACTGTCCGAGATGCAGGGATAGAAGTTTGGAACGCTAGCGGGGCGGATGCGGCGAACCGGCTGGCTTACTTTCCATCGGTGGCGGCAAGTGGGGCATGGCTAAAACACGATGAAGTGTACGTCACGCAGGATCTAGTGGTCGGGGCAGAGACGGATCCTGGTGGATCTTGGGATGCGTGGGTGAGCGGTCCGGCAAGACTGGGCGGTGGCTCACTGGTGACGGGGACGTTACGGGTCGGTGACCACGATCCCACAGGAGCAACGGGATATGTGGTCAACGTGGTATTCGGAACGGGTGCAGCTCCGACAGCGAGCAACTACCCGGAAGGGACATTGTTTGTGAAGTACAGTGCCTAACGCGACGTTTTACGGTGAGACAGGTGACGGTTATCTCTACGCCAAAACCGATGCTCATTTTTCGGTAGCGCGGGAAGCTGCTGTCGCTGATGTTAAGGATACCGCCGGGGACACAATCCGGATCGGCGTGGCATACATTGATCCTCCTCTTTCTGGTGATAAGTATCGTTTCTATCGTGGCTTTCTATATTTCGACACGTCATCCCTCCCGAATAATGCGACCGTCACAGCGGCAACTCTGAAGATCTATCTCGTCGGGAATCTAAAGATTCAAGAAACGGGAATCAAGGTTATTCTCTTCCACGCAGAGAATCGTCCGACAGATCCGCTTTCGCTTTCAGACTTTGATCTGAACTTCTATGCATCGGGAGGGGCAGATGATATCACGGTGTCCACCGGGCAGTCTGGCTACCAGACATTCACCCTCAACGCAACGGGCCGGGGTTGGATCAATCTGACGGGTAAGACGACGTTCTGCTTACGGACTGAGCAAGATGTCTCCCCGACGCTCCCCAAACTTTATATGCTCGCCGACTTTTACTCAGCCGACAAAGGAGTAGGCTACCGGCCTGTCCTCGAAGTTACCTACGGCGTCAAGGCAACGGTCGGAACCGACGCGGCAAGTGGAGTGGGGTCCAGTTACGCTACAGGGAATGGGAATATTTCAGATGTCGGCGATGGCAGTCTCACTGAGTACGGCTTCATCTGGAATGATGATGGGTCTGATCCAGTTGATCTGGATTCAGCGGATAACAAGGTGGTCAGTACCAACCTCTCCGGCGGAGTCTTCTCAGCTAACCTAACCGGCCTCACACCTGAGAAGACGTACTACTACCGAGCCTACGCGACGACTGAATATGGGACGGCCTACGGCGATGCAGTCGCCTTCACGACAACAGCAGCCCCCCTTGGCTTCACGGTAACGACTGAAGAGCCGACGAACGTCTTGGACACGTCAGCGACCTGTCATGGGACGATCGTCGAAGACAACGGTTACACGATAACCCAGCATGGCGTCATCTACGCACTCGAGGCGGATCCGGGGACGCCAGCGGACCCGACCACGGCAGAAGGGTACACACAGGAAGGCGCGGGAAGTGAGGGGGCCTTTACGTCTGAAGTGACAGGCTTAACGCAAGACTCAGTTTACTTCTGTCGAGCATATGCTCAGACGACCGATGATGGCGGACATGTGGCATACGGGAAACTACGAATAATCAGGACAGGAATTCCAGGGAGTGCTACAGTCTACAGTGACCCCGGTGACGGCAATCTGCGCGTCACCACATCGTATGTCTATGATACCTGTGGTGATGGAACAAATGTTACCCCGGCCGACACCGTGGATACCACCAGCACCGACCTCTGGGCATATGGATACTGTGAATATAGCAGCGCTCAGGGCAAGTACATGGTCGACATCATACGAGGGTATGTGTACTTCAAGACTGATGACGCCGATACGGGGCTTCCTTCCGACGCGGTAGTAAAAAGCGTAACTCTACATCTCTACGTTAATGACGTCCAATGGGATTTGTACCAATTCGCTCTTTCGGTACTCAGCGGCCAGCCGAACTACCCCTCCGAAAGTGGAGGGGCACCAGCCCTACAGGTATCCGACTTCGATCGGACTCTATACACCGAGCTTGACCAGACCAGCCTTATTTCTGGTGTTGGATGGGTGTCGTTGGACATCCCCGTTGACGAACTTAATCGCAGTGGGTTAACGAAGCTCTGCCTCGACATCGGGTCCGCCGCGACATCTTTTAAGTCGATTAAAATGAACTCCGCTGATGCAGCCAGCAATAAACCGTACCTCGAAATCCAGTACGTAGAACCACAGCCTCCGGCGTATCCCGATGTACAGATCGGAGGAGCATGGAAGGGAGTAAACTGGATCGGAGTTGTTATTGGCGGCGTATGGAGATACGTCAAGGAAATCAAATCTGTAATCGGAGGCGTCTGGAAAGACTCGGCATAGCTGAGGTGACCGCGAATGAGCGGGAGTGGAAGGTGCAGCGCAATTGAAAGAGACATTGATAGCATTGGGGATCTTCGCAGGAGGTTTTGCGAGCGGATGGTTTGCGAGGGGTCTAGTCTACGTACGGGGAAACTCAACGAGGCAGATCGTCGGGCTTGTCATCGTGCTGGTATGGGCGGCGACGACGATGGCGGATGCGGTCATTCCGAGCTATTCGGCTCCTTGGCAGGTCCATCTTTTGGTCGGCGGAGTAACGGGTTGGTTGTTCGGGTTCAATCCGTTTAAGGGAAGGCAAAATGGGGGTACTAAAAAAGAAGGTTGACAACATCATCGGTGCAGTCCTAATGGCGGGGTTGATGGTTTTAATCGGTCATTTTGGACCGTTGATGGTACGCGAACTTCTACCGTTAGATTACTACGTCCAGATTAAAGATCTAGTCGTCGAGGCAATGCCCGATACGTTAATCATCGGGATTGATCGGTGGGTGCGGGACGACTATCCGGTCAAGGTGACGATTAGTGTCTATCGAAAGGACGATGGGATCAATGAGCTGTTCAGTGTAAGCAATGACGGCATACTACAGGCAGGGCGTCAGGTGTACACAATTGGCGTCCCAACGCCGCGTCCTCTCGATCCTGGCCAGTACTACTACGCCAACGTCTTCTTTGAGGTGGACGTGGGTCAGGGGGTCAAACGCCGTTTATCAGTATTAACACCGTTTTTCGAGGTAGGTGAGCGAACGTCATGGCTACCGAAGTGGTGAAGGAGATTGCGAGAAATGCGTTTGGGGGTGCGCGGGCGAAGATCGCCTCAAAGAAGTTCTACGCATACCTAGTCGGGAATATCGTCCTCTTGACCCTAGTGTTCACATCCCATGTCAAGGGGGCTGAGATTGTGGGGTTTCTCAAGGTCCTCAACATAGGATATTGGGCAACAGAAGGGGGTTTGGATGCAGCCCGACTTATGCAGCGGTTCTTCGAGAAACGGAATGGGGAGAAGTGAGGAGGTATAATACCCACTGAGGAGGTGGAGTATGAGGACAATCTTGGCGTCAATCAACGCCATCATCACAGCGGTCTTCGCCGCGAGGAAGATCTACATAATCGCTCGCGGTGAAGGCGAAGTGGTGGACAAAGTTAAGGCGATCAAGGAGCAGTTGGCTCGTGTTCTGAACCGCCTCGATGCGTTGGCGCAAAGCACGGATCCGACATGGGACGATCAACTGGTTAATGTCCTATCGGATGCACTTAACCTGATCGCTGAAACGATTATCAGCGAGTTATCGTAAAGGAGGCAGAAATGAAGAAAGCTCTAGTTGTACTTGCGGTTCTGGCAGTACTGGCGGTGGGGGCGGCGTCCGCTCCTTACCTGGAGTTCGATCAATACATTCTCCCTGACGAGACGGACGTCGGCGTAGGGACGCTGACAATCGGGTGGGCGTTCGGCCTGAGTCAGGTCTACGAATACCCATGCCCGAAAACAACTCCTTGCGGGGGAGAACAACAGTTTGGGGAAATCTCAGTCAACGGAGATCTACACTTCGGTGTTGACGACATCTGGCTTATCCCCGGCGCACCATTCGTCGGGCTGAATCTCAATCTACGATGGAGCTATGTCGGGCTTTCGCTCTCATCGAAACTGGGATTCACAACCGATTGGTCCAGTTGGCCGTATGTCACGTCGCCCTTCGACTACTGGGATTCGACAGTCGAGTTTGCGGCATACGTCACCGATTGGTTCCGGTTCTGGTTGGGAGCGGATCTAACCTACGATAGTCATGGAGCGGGCTACTTGGAGCCATGGCCGTATATTCGGTTCCGGCTTGGCGATCAAGGGTAAGATTGGTCCCTAGTCTCGGACCAACGTCTAACCTCCTTCCGTGCATGCAGACTGCACGGCTCGCCGGGGGAGGTCTAATCAGCCTCCCCCGGTACCTCTTAGCAAAAAGGGGTGGGATACATGAAAAGGAGTTTCGTAGTACTACTCGTTCTAGGGGTCTTCATTCTGGGAGGATGCTTTCGTCCGCCTATACGGGATCTAGCGGTAACGGTTGACAAGACCGAGGTTCATCCACCCGAGGCGGTTACCATCACGGCGACCGACCTTGGGCCGGGGTGGACATACACCTTTGAGATGCCTTCGTGGTCCATGCAGCAAGGATCCCCTCAGTTGACCGTTACCCTTCACCGGGAAGACGTGCCGGGGAGGATTCGGGTTATCGCTGAGGACGATACAGGGCAGGTGAAGGAAGGCGAAGTTTGGATCACGTTGCGGAACCAGCCGGTCAACATGGACTTCCGGCCTTTCGTTTCCAGTTACGGATTCTCGAACATCAACCTGCCTAGTTCGATTCAGTTTGAATCGACCTTCGATCTAATGGCACTCTATCGAGATACAGACAAGCCGATAAAGCATATTGGACCGGATACGCGGGAGTATCTGACGCCGCTGGAGTACGAGGTATTCAGGTGCGAGTTCATTACGAGTGATCCTCTCTATCCGGGACACGTGCCCGCGACCTATGGGTTCTACGATCCCGATGGCGATTCATGGAGGATCGTTGAAGTTGAGGCGTGGTATCAGTACAAGCCTGAAAAGCCTGACGCCGTGTTCGCATCGGTACGGTATCAAGGGCCTGGGATCTACAAGGTCGGCCCGTGGGACAATGCGTTCCTCATCGTCCCGACGTGGCCGCTCATGATCGACGCGGATGAGAAGCTACCCCTTGCTCCTCCCGGAGGAGTGCCGGGGTATCCGTCGGTCTGTCATGATTACAACTGCTCGGTAGGACCGTATCCTGAGCAGGATTACTTTGTTAAAATTACAACGGAGGATGAATTCGGCGCAAGGCGGACGAAGACGTTCAAGTATAGGCTCCTCCCAACTGGGTGCTGGTAGTAATACCACCCTACGGGCGGTCCCATCTCAGCCCTAGAGGGGCGGAGATTTCTGTTCTCTCGCCAGCCCAGGTTACCGCCTCCGCCCCTCATCTATTCCTTGGCGATCGCCTCGCTAGCTTATATCGTCTAGGTAAGTAGCGCAAACGCCGTATTGATGTCGTTTCGTGGCGATCGCCTTCAGGGCTTGACTTCCTACACCCTATAGGCTATAATACGGTTAGGAGGTGATGATATGGCTAAGGCAAGCGTCCAATTCCCGTTGACCCTTCGGGTCGATGAGGATGCGGATGTCATCCAGATCCTTGAAAGTCTGCCAACAGGTCGCCGGACGGAGTTTATCCGCCGTGCGATCCGTCACTACGTTATTACCAGCACGGACGAGGAGACATGGGAGAACAGTGGCCGGATGAAATAACAGCGGGGATTTTGGAAGGGTTCGGCAGAGATTGGGGGTTCGTAGATGATCCGCAGATCTACTCTACACGGAGGAGGTTACGAATGGACAACCTGAGGGTATGGGATAAGGTAGCACAACCGCCGTCGTCAGTGCTGAAGCCGATCCTAGGAGGACGGCTGACTGGGATGACCGATATCTCACCACAGTGGCGGTATCGGGCTGCGACTGAGTTGTGGGGGCCGTGCGGCGAGGGGTGGAAGTACGAGATTGCAGAACTATGGAAGGAAGAGGGGCCTGACGGGCAGATCCTCGTCTTCGCAAAGGTCTACCTATGGTATCGGAAAGAGGACGATGAGTGGTCTGAGGCGGTGCCTGGAATCGGAGGCTCAACGCTCGTTGCCAAGGAGAAGGCCGGCCTCTACGCCTCGGATGAGGCATTCAAGATGGCTGTTACCGACGCCCTAAGCGTCGCGTTCAAGATGCTAGGGTTCGGCGCGGCGGTCTACATGGACCAGTGGGACGGGTCCAAGTACAACGTCCCGATCGACTTCCTTCCCTCTTCGACCAAGGAGAAGACAGCGGACTGGATCGCCAAATGCGAGGAAGCCGCATCCGATGAGGGCTTCAAGAAGTGGTGGCCGACCAACAAGGCTGCCATCATCGCTGATTGCGGAGAGGCTGGAGCCGGTCGGGTCTACGAGCGGTTCACTGAGCTTCTGAAGAAGGGGACGGCATGAAGATCATCCGTGTCCCTCAACGCTCCCCTGAGTGGTACGAGGCGCGTAGGGGTATCCCCACAGCTTCCAACTTCAACAAGATCGTAACGTCGAACGGATCCCCGTCTAAGCAAGCGGAAGGTTACCTCTACCAACTGGTAGCTGAACGGCTTGCGGGGATGCGGGAGGAGACGTACATCAGCCCTGCGATGCTTGAGGGCATTGCTAGGGAAGCGGAGAGTAGGCGTGTCTATGCCATGCTCCGCGAAGTAGAGGTCGAGGAGGTTGGGTTCTGCATTGACGACTCCGGGCGTTACGGATGCAGCCCCGACGGGTTGATCGGCGAGGATGGGGTCCTTGAGCTGAAGAATCCACAAGGGAAGGCCGCTGTTGAATATCTTGTCAGTGGCACTCTCCCGACTGCGTACATTCAACAGGTTCAGGGCCAGCTTCTCGTCACCGGTCGGGTGTGGTGCGATTTCGTGTCGTACTACCCCGGCCTCCCGACCCTCATCGTGCGGGTAGAGCGGAACGAGGCGTTCATCTCGAAGCTCCAAGACGCCCTCGAAGCGTTCTGTGATAGGCTCGACAGCCTGTGCACGTTGATCCGCGATGAAAGTCACAGTTGAAGAGATAAAGGCGCGGATTCCTCTTCTCCCTCGTGGGGTTGAGAAGCGCGTTCACAGAACAGGAACGCCGGGTATGGCACGCGTCGAATCATTCACCACAGATGCAGTCTATACCGTCTCCATCAAGGTTCACAAGGACGATCCAGGGGATAAGACGATCTTGGATGCGGTCTGTACATGTCCGGCAAGTCGGTTGTGCAAGCACATCGTGACGTATTACGCCGTGGCAAAAGAGTTACTGGAGGTGAATAATGAATGAGTCCAAACAAGCGCGTTCAGCCGATGACTTCAGGGAGCAACTTCTGGCTGCAATGCTGCAAGGCCTGACTGGGATCGAAGGACTCGCAAAGGTCCTCAGATCATCGATGGCAGTGGTGCGTGACGCACTTGAACTCTACATCGAGAAGTCGAAGGAGGAGTAGATGAGCTTGCGGTGGTCACTAGAGAACGCGGTTCTAGCGTTACTGGCCGGGTTCCTTTGTATCTTACTATCTGGAGCTGCGTTAGCAGGTAGAGGAGGAAGGTTGGTAGCGTTCGTATTAGGCGTGTCGGGAGTAGGCGGGGTGCTTATGTTCATCGCGTTTATCGCAACGCACTGATAAGAGGGAGGAGGAGTGATGATTCTACGGTTTTCAACAACAGATGCGATGATGCTGTTGTGGTTAGGGACACTCAGCGGCTTGTTATTCGGAGCCGCTCTTGGAGGTAGGAGAGGGCGATGGGTGGCATTCACGCTCGGTCTGACAACGTTGGTGGGGACATTGCTTTTCATCGCCCTAAACAACCCAGTCGCGGGAGGAGGATAGGATGGATACGCTAATCAAGGAGGAGCCGTTAAAGGTTGTTGAGCTTACGGCTCAGAACATCATGCGGCTGAAAGCGGTCAGGATACGCCCTGACGGGCGTCCTGTGGTCATCGTCGGGGGAAGGAACGCTCAAGGCAAGACGAGCGTCCTGGAGGCCATCACGCTCGCTCTAGGAGGCAAGAGGGCGGCTGTCCCCCGCCCGATCCGGGAGGGTGAGGACAAGGCCGGCGTCCAGGTTGACCTCGGCGAGTACATCGTCACCCGGACTTACAACCCCGACCGGCTTAGAGTCGAGAGGAAGGACGGGAGCGTGGTGGGATCCCCACAAACGGTCCTCAACGACATGCTTGGGGACCTGACATTCGACCCGTTAGCCCTTCTCAGAATGACTCCCAACGAACAAGCCGAGACGGTCAGGAAGATCGCCGGGCTTGATCTGAGCGAGCTTGAGGAGAAGGAAGTCGACCTGTACGAGGAGCGGCGGGAAGCGAACGCTGAACTGAAAGCGGCCTTAAACAGGTTGGAGGCGATCGACGTCCCGGAGGATGCCCCTACTGAGTACATCAACACAGACGCGCTCATCCAAGAGCTTGAGGCCCGGGAGGAAGCTCACACTCAGTACACCAGGGCACTCAGCGCGTTGAAGACTGCTCAGGCCGAAAAGGAACGGCTTGATAAAAGGATCGAGTCGTTGAAGGCGCAACTCGAGGCAGCTAAGGAGGAGAGGGCTGAGGTTAGCGCAGACATCACGCAACTTGCGGATCTTGTTGAGAAGGCAGAGGTTCCCTCGCTCGATGAGATTCGGAAAGCGATCGCTGAAGCCCAAGAAGTCAACCGAAAGGTGGACGCCAAGCGTAGCTACCTCAATCTCAAAGACGAGGCAAAGAAGCTCAAAGAAGCAGTGCAAGCGCTTGAGGACCAGATTCAGGCAGTCCGCGACGAGCGGAGGCAGCTAATCGCCAGTGCCCGGATACCGGTCAAAGGGTTATCGTTCGGGCCGGACGGATTGACCTTGAACGGAATCCCGTTCGAGCAGTGTAGTCAATCCGAGCAACTGAGGGTTAGCTTCGCTCTCGCTGTCGCCGCTAACCCGACGATCGGGATCACGCTCATCCGCGATGCCTCGCTCCTCGATGCAGACAGCCTAGCTCAGATCGCGGAGATGGCTGAGCAGTACGGCGTCCAGGTCTGGCTTGAGCGTGTCGGGGATGACCCGGCGGCGTTCATCATCGAGGATGGTGAGGTGGTGCGTGAACCGGTTGAGTAGTTGGTTTTCAGACAGGAAAGGGCTATAATATGAACGAGGGGACGACTGCCGGACTCACAGTTTCGCCTCTCCACGCGGGAACGTGCAGTCGTCACCTGACGGCAGTCGCCCCTCAAACTCTATCAGGTGGGGGTGAAGTGATGAAAACCGACCCCGGAAGGAAGCGGGATGTTCGGAAAGATTGAAGTGGGGATCTGGGACAGCCCAAAGGTCCGCGCCCTTGATGATGCCTGCAAGCTGGCATTCATCTACTTGATCGCCAACAAGCACGGAAACGTCCTAGGCTACTATCTTCTCCCGTTACCGTACATGGCCGATGATTTAGGCTGGTCGATCGACCGGGTGAAGAAGGTGATGGGTAAACTTGAGGCGCATGGGTTCATCTCCTACGATCCGCATACCAGGATTGTCTGGATCCGGAACTATCTCCGGTATCACACGATCAAGAAGAACCAGACAGAAATCTCGGCGGTGGAAGTTTTGAAGGCACTCCCTCAATCACCTCTCCTAGAGGGCCTGTATGCGGTGGTCAAGGAGGAGTATCCGGCGATGAAGTTCTGTTCCTATCTGGCATCCCTCGTTACGGAGTCGTCACTATGGCGTGACGAAGCGGACACGGATCAGTCACCGAACGGTGACATATCTATATCTATATCTACATCTAGATCTAAATCTGTTTCTAAATCTAACGGTTACACGAAAGAGTTCGAAGAGTTTTGGTCCGTGTTCAAGGCCTTGGGACGTGCAGAAGGGAAACCACTTGCCTTTGAGCATTGGAACGCGACCTTAGTCGGGAGGAACGGCCCGACCGGTCATCCGCCTGTGCCGGCTGAGACGATCATCCAAGCGGCTAGGAACTACGCAGCGTACTGCAAGGAGAACGGGACCGAGCGGCGGTTCATCATGCAACCGGCTTCGTTCGTTGGTCCTAAGAAGAGGGGATGGGAGGCGTACCTCGAGCCGGTCGTGACGACGGCTGAGGACAGGCACAAGAAGCTCGTGAAGTGGATAGAGGGGGAGGATGATGGATGAAAGGAAAACGGTGTGCATCTGGGAGGAATGGGCTGCACTTGCGCGTAAAGAGATGTGGGAGAAAATGCGCAGGTACTGCATCTACGCTCGCCGGGCGTCTCCTCCCCGCTGCTATCGAGATTGGTCTGGGGCTGAGTATTGGGTTTCCTCTCCGAGTGGTGCCAATTGCACCAAGCGGCGTGGCCGGCCCTGCGAGTATGAGAATTGCCCATTACTGAAAGAGGGCTGAATGTTAAGGAGGACTAATGTACGAGTATAGGGCCAAAGTACTCAGTGTCCAAGATGGGGATACCGTCACGCTGGATATCGACCTCGGCCTTTCCGTTCACGTCCACGAACGGTGCAGACTCTACGGGATCAACGCACCTGAAACGCACGGCGTGAGGAAGGACAGCGAGGAGTACAAGCGAGGGATGGAGGCGGCCGAGTTTCTACGGAATATGATCGAGGGGAAGGAGGTTCTGATCCGAACGCATAAGGACAAGAAGGGAAAGTACGGGCGGTACTTAGTGGAGATATTCGAGTATGCCGTGACCGATGGCAGGTTTGGCCCGATCTTTCCGAGGCTTTTGACGCGCGTCAACGCGGAGATGGTCAAGGCGGGACACGCCGTCCCGTATTTCGGGGGGAAGCGATGACTAAGATCTTCGACGAAATATTGGCCTCGATTAGCTGGATGCACCGACACGGAGTCAAGCCATCATCTATCCTGGTGGATGATCAGACACGGGTTGAGCTAATGCGGACAAGGTTGGCTTATGAGAGGGCGCAGTTCAAGGATAGTCCCTTTAGCATCGATGCACGAATGGAGCGAAGTGGACCAATTGAAACAGTATTCGGGATTCCTGTAAAGACAGTACTTCTTCCAGGGCGAGGATGGATGGTGGTGAGGGATGGCGGGGCGTGGGAACGGAGGCCGGGATGAGTGTTGTAGCGTGTCGGATCACCAAGGGTGGTTATGAAATAGCGGCTGATTCGATATCGGTTCGATGGGCAACGCAAGAGAAGGGCGATCGCTCCAAGCTATCGAAACTAACGTCGATCAACGGCCTGGATATCGGGGCATCGGGTGATGTAGGTGAGATCGGAATGTTCTACACGTTTGCGAGTACTCGTAGACCGGAGAGACCGACTGAGGCGGCGCTCTTAGAGTTTTTAGCGGAGTTCTCAAAGTGGAAGAAAGACCGAATTGGGGGAGGGGACCTAAAAGCCGCTTACCTGATTGGGTATGAGGGCCACGTTTTCTACGTTTCGGGATGGTGTATTACTGAGGTCGCAACATTTGAGGCAATAGGAGCGGGGATGGACTTCGCCCTGGCTGCCTTACATCTAGGGCACACAGCAGAGGAGGCGGTCGAGGTAGCGACGGAACTAAGCATCTACTGTGAGAAGCCAGTCCAGGTTATTCGACGAGAGGATAAGCATGGCGAGCCGTAAGGCGTTGGCGACGATCATTAAGCTCCTTGAGCACACCACCACGAAGCCGGTACCGGAGGAGAACTGGGACACGTGGTTGCGGGTCCTGGATCCGTTAGATGATGAACTAGCAGTCGAGGCGGCGATGCGCGTTGTCCGGCATACGACGAAACCCTTCGCGGTTCCTCCCGGAGCGATCTTTACAGCGGCGGAGGAGATCCTCGCTGAGCGGTATCCGTCGGAGGGTGACGCGTGGGAACTGGCTCGACAAGTGGCGCGGGGCGAGCGGACTCTCGCAGACCTACCGCTCCCAGTTCGGCGGGCGGCGGAACAGGTGGGGCTGTTCGCTTTACGGGAGGTCCTTGTTGGAGACGGGACGACCCGTGCGCATTTTCTGCACTTTTATCAGGAAGAGAGGCGGCGGATGGTCGGGCAAGAGGTGTTAGGGAAGCCAGGACAAGAGGCGTTAAGGGAGGGATCATGAAAACACGCCTTGCGATATTGATTGTGGGCATCGTGGTGGGCATAGCGACCGGGCCGTTGAGTGTCTGGTTGATGAGTTACTGCCCGAAACCAGACATATCTACGCCCGTTAAGGAGGAAACCGCACCGACTGTGGTTACGCTGTCACCGGAGGCATGGGCGCGGCTAGAACAACTGTTGGGGGAATAAAGGAGGGCGATGATGGCTTACGAAATTGCAGATAGAGGAGGAGGACATGATTGAGTTTCGAGTGCGGGAGATGTGTAAGAGGTGCAAAGGCAACAGGATAGCGCAGCACCCGCTTTGGGAAGAGTTCTGGAAGCAGGTCAAGAGCGGCCGACTGTCGCGGGAGGACTATGAGGCATGGTTTGAGAAACACGGCTACTCGCTGGATCGAATTCCATCAGAGGAAATCCCTTGCCCGGCCTGTAACGGGACCGGACACACGGAACGATGGGCTGGCCTAATGGAAGTAAAGGCATTGCTGGGATTATGAAGGCTCGCGTGCGGCGTGGTAGAACACGTGGCTTGCGCACTGCCGTCAGTAGCGGTGTACCGCGAGGGGCGGCGGGGAAGCTCCGGGAGGTCGATTGGCGCTAGAAGCCCCGGCCACGCGAGCCAGATCGTAAAGGAACGGGATCGGAGACCGAAATGACTACACGTCTGACTATCTACGTGGACGCAACACGAGGTAGCGATTCGGAAGGCTTTTACGCAGGCAAGGAGGAGGTCCGATGACTCGTGACGAAGTTTTGGCAATGTCGGATGAAGAGCTACGATACAAGGTAGCGAGTCTACTAGGAGCGAAGGGGTTTGGGCAGCGGACGGATCATGAAGGGACGCATCTAACCGCTTATTGGCTTGACAGTTCCCACAAGCAGCGAATTGATGACACGAACTTCTATCTCGGAGGTTGGGAGGACATTCCCGACTACCCGAACGACATCGCAGCGGCTTGGGAGCTGATTCACCGGATCAAAGAGATTGATTCAGTAAAGCAGTTCTGGTTCGGGCAGAATCTGCTGGTCCTTACTAATACCTACAACTTCCTTGACGGATTGACGCAGACGCTTCTGAACATGGACGCTCGAACAATCACCCGCGCCTTTGTGTGGACGATGAGTTGCTCAGAGGAAGCGGATGACTGATGGTGAGTAGATGATGGGATGTTGATGTCTAGGAGGCGAAATGAGGCGTGACGAGGTGCTGAACGCGAAGACGGATGTAGAGACGTCCATCCGAACAGCGATTGAACGGGCCTTGCGAGTGTTCCATAGCCGCACCCGTTTCTTGCCGGTCGCGGTTGAGGTCCAACTCGATTCTGAGATGACGTACAGGAAAGTACCGATTCGGCCTTTTGTGAAGGACGTCCTGGTGACAGTCGTTGAAGGGCCGGGAGGGGACAATGAAGGATGAGCAGGGGGACACGTTCGATCTAAAGAAAGAAATGGAGGAGAAGATCCGCAAGGCGATTGGGACGATCAAGACACCGGTAGATCTGTCGCTATCAACCGTCACGATCAAGCTGATTGAAATCACTACGTTTGATGACATGTCGCAGCAACAACGAACGTACATTCCTGGACAGATAACTTTCAGTATGGTCGTCACCGGGGTATTGAATGGCGAGTAGGAGGATCCGCTGGAGGCGGGGAGATGGCTAAGCGTAGCAGCAGTTTCCGCAAGCAGGTTCTAGAAGCCGACAGGTACGAGTGCCAGAAGTGCGGCTCAACGTCAAACCTCGAAGCCGATCACGTGGTAGAGAGGGGGATGGGCGGGATTCCAAGCCGGGATGAGATTGCCAACGGGATCACTCTGTGCGCCCGATGTCACCGACAGAAGACAGAGAAGCTTTGGTTTATTGAGCGTTGGGAGCGAGACGATCTGGAAAACGGTCTTGTCATCCGTCTGAGGGATGGGGCCTATATGCCTAAAGGAGACATCTGGTTCTACCTCCGCCAGGAACGTGACAAGGTTAAGGAAGAGACGGCGTTGCTCACGAACCTCAGCCTGTCTGAGGGAGCGCGGGCGATGATGTTGTGGCACGTCTACACGTACTACTACCTCGTCGAGCCTGGGACGACTCCCGATCAGTACGTGGCGAGCATCGGGCTAGATCCGGTTCGCGCCCGTGAGGAGGCCGAGCTTGCCGGGTGGTTGAAGGAGAAAGGAGTTGTCTGGCCCGACGGCGTGAACGCGGCCAAGGTTGCTCTCATCCGGGAGGCCGGTGACTTGTCGACTGAGGAGATGACGGCGTGGCTTAACAAGGCCCGCGACTCATCCTACTCAGATCTTGCCCGTGAGCTATTCAGAGCAGGGTTTCTCCCAGAGAAACGGTCGCCGGTCCATCTATACGCCCAGGTTCCCTTTGAGGCGATTACGTGGCGGTTCAGCGATGATGAGACGGCTATCGAGCGCAAGCCGGGGCACGTTCTTCTCCGGGTGTCAAAAGTCTACTCCCCCCTCCGCCGGGCGCGAGGGAAGCTGTACCTCCGCGATGGTTTGATCGAAAGGGAAATCGCGTGATAGACTTGACAAGAATGATGGAACGTGGCAGGCATTCGACGCAGATGTCGAATCAGAGGCGGAAACGCAGAACCTATGGCAAATAGACTGAGCGAGTTGAAGATTGCGGCGATGGAAGAGGACTGGATTACGTCCCCGGTCCAGCCTATCCGTCGTAAGTTCGCTAGGAAGCACAAAGTAGCTGAATCCACAGTCCAGTACTACTATCAAAGACGCGAGTGGAAGAAGAAAAGGGAGATGTACTTTGCAGGCTTGGCAAAGCGCGTGGCCGAATTGGAGAAGCAGCTTAAGGTCGGGACTAAAGGAGATAAGAAGGGATGGGTTGATCGGGAGACAGCGACAGCGGCGGTCGAGGCGGACGTCGAGGTGATCGGTCGGGAGACAGCCGCGGTGATCGCTCAGGATCGATCGGCGACCTTGCAGGGAATTGACTGGCTGAAGAAGGCGTTGCTCCAACTTCTCCAGAACATCACGACGAGGAATACCTATCCGGTCATTGCAACGGCGACGACTCCGAGAGAGATAGTCATGAGGATGCAGGAGTACATCGGACAGATCCCACCAGCGGAAAGGATCAGGCTAGTTCCTCAGTTGGCGAGGGCGGTGACTGAGGTCATCAAGCTTGAGGAGGTAATGGAGGGGCGGGTGACAGAAAGGATGGAGCATGTTGTCGGCGTCCCCGTTGAGGTTGATTTAACTCCAGAAGAGGAGGCGGCATGGGAGAGAATACGGCGAAAGATCGAGGAGGCAAGGCGGGTTCAAGGAGTCCTAAGCGGTTCCTGACCCGGAGGCATGGCGACGTTGATCGGTTGTTGGGTCATCGGGTGGGCGCGGTTCTGTGCACGCGCAAGCGGCTGTCGCCGCAAGATGTGGCTGCCATTCGACGCGCATGGGGACGGCGGTGGTTGTGGCCTATCGTGCGTTTGCGCTATTCCCTGCGGGTAAAGGAGATATGATGTTAAAGGAGATAAAGCGGCTGTTCTTCAACCGGCTAAGGATTGAAAGGAGCGGATGATGTACGAGATCGAAAAGGTCAGCAACGGATACCTCATCACTAATAAGTGGAATTGTCGCTTCATTTATCAGACTTTGGAGGAAGTATTTGAAGCGCTCCTACTCCACTTTGAGGGACGGGCATCTACGTTTTCCGGTGAGTCGTATGGGCGCGTAGTGATAGAGAGGCAAGCTCGGGAGAAGAGTTACAAAGGGAGGCGGAAGTGAAGGACACGGCTTCCGATCGGTATGTTGGGATACGACGGGATGAACATGGGTGGTATGCTGCTATATGGGACTCTGCTCAACGTCGCATACTGGAACTGGACGTGGATCAGTTGACTGCTCGAATTAAGTTGTGTAAGGAGAACGGTCTGGACGCTGGTGAGTTTGAGAAGGCTCGGCATGCCCTTGAGGAACTGAACAACCGCGAGTTTGATAAGGGGACGAAATAAAATGGCCGAGGATTCAGCTATGGAGCTGACAGATGAGGAGATCCGTCGCCTGAGTCGCCGCATTGCCATCATTACCGTCTCCACGTGGCGGGAGGCTTACTTGACTACCCTTGGCAAGTTGCAAGCGAGCCAAGGGGCCTGTGAGAAGGCTTTTCGCGCGGCCTTACGGAACATCAACTTAGAGGAGTTCAGTGAAGCACTCAAGCGGAGGTTGCGATGGTAATCGGTCTTGTTTGGAACGGAAAGCTCGGCAAGAGGCGTATAGGAGGATGCGATGAACGAGTCACCCGAGGTACTGAAAGCACAGATAATGAATCAAATACGCGCCGCGATCGACAAGTTGCCGGCACTACGAGAGAGGTTGGAGAGGTTTGTCGACATAGAGATGGAGGCGACTGATCGCGTCAAGCCGAACGCACTCACCATCATCACCCATGTCCACATAGATAGGGAGCTGATACAAGAGGTTACTGATGACCTTATGCGGATGCTAGTAGCGCGTGAGGTTGCGGAGACGATACGGTATAAGGTGGAGGAGATGAAGGAGGTCAACATTCCGGCGATCCTTGCAGAGGCGTTGCGAGAGGGCCCTATGAAGAATGGCGATGACGAAGATCAGTGATGAGCTTCTAGCGATCCAGGCGCAAGACCCATACCTGTGGGCTGTCCAGAACTACATGATGCCCGACGGGAAACCCTACGGGATCTACTCACCTCCATTCGTCATGCCGTATCTACGCGATGTTTTCCGAGCGTTTGCTCACCTGCCACGACGCGGGCGGCTTGTGTTCATGAAAGCGGGACAGATGGGGTTGACCGAGCTAGGGAAGATATGCGCGTTCTGGTTCATGGACGTTCGACAGGAAGGCGTCCTCTATATGCTCCGAACGGACGGCGAGCTTGGTCAGTTTGCCCAGGCGCGTATCGACCCTCACATTCAAGCCTCACCGTACCTTGAACGGAGTTTCACGGACGTGGACAACGTTCACCTCAAGATCGGATGGGGACAAACCCTTTACCTCCGAGGCTCAGTAGCGACGGGCAAGATGCGAGAGATTCCGGTGGGATTGGTCGTGCGCGATGAGTACGAGGTGCAGGATCCAGAAGGAGCGAAACTCGCAGAGGCCCGTTTAGGACTGTCACAGTATCAATACCTGCTGGACATCGGGAACCCAAAATATCCAGAAGGGAAGCTACACAATGCCTACCTTGAAGGAACGCAAGAGGAATGGGAGATAAAATGTGAGACGTGTGACGAGTGGTTTATTCCACGCTGGCCGGATTCAGTCGATGCAGAGCGGCCTGAGAATCTGATCTGTCCTAACTGTGGGGAGGCGGTTGATCGGCTTCAACGTGGGAGGTGGACGGCTCAGAATCCAGACGCTCCTTATCGATCATTCCACATTTCGAGACTTGTTAGCCCGAGGATTCAGCCGGGGGACTTCATCATTGAATGGAACGCGGCGAAGGGAAACCCAACGAGGGAGCAAGTCTTCTACAACATGTGGCTCGGCCTTCCTTACGCTCCAGGGGGAGCCAAGCTCGACGAGTCGATCATCGCGGGGCTACCCTCATCGGGCGAAATGAAGATGAGTTGTAGCCAGCCAACGGTCATGGGAGTCGACGTGGGAGCGGTGTTACACGTCGTGGTGAGGCTCCTGTCAGGAGGAATCATCTGGGCGGGCGAGGTTGATTGGCCGGCGTTGGATCGGCTGATCGGTGCCTACAACGTCGTTGCCTGCGGAATTGACGCAATGCCGGAGACGTATGCGGCGACGAAGTTCGCTCAACGGTTCCCCGACATCGTGACCTTGATCCGTTATCACAGCAGCCCGCTCAGTATCAATAGCACCAAGAGAGTTGAAGAAGGGGTGACCGTCTTAACCGTGCCTCGGACTGCGACGCTAGACAAGGCGTTCCAGTTGATCCACGTCGGGGAGCTGGCAGTGCCCAGCACGTTGCCGGCGGACTTCTGGAGGCACTTCTTCGCCCTCACACGGCAGGTAGTCGATGACGGTCACAAAACTTACGCGACGTATGTCCAAGACGGCGGGCGGCCCGATCACTATGCCCATGCGTTCAACTACTCGGAAATCGTCCGCGAGGATCAGACGTTCCACGAGAGGGTACAGGTGTTCGTGTGATGGATCGAAGAGGATTGAGCATTCGATGTCTGCCTGAGCTTATAAAGGCCCTGGATGAGGCCGATAACCCTCCGGTGTCCGATGAGGAGGTATGGGAGTGGGTCGAGCGATGGCGAAAGGTGGAGAAGTCGCTGTACAATGATCCTAACGAGGCGAGACGCGGCGCGGCCTACATCACCCCGGAGGAGATTCGGAGCATCGTGCGAACCTGGAGGTACCGACACGGAGAGGATCGGCACTACACACACTACAGGCAAGGGGTGTGCCGTGTCATTCGTTACTCACCTACACCAGCGCGGCTGAATGAACGGTTCGTCCTTGGGATTGGTATGGCTAGTGTTCATCGCTGGGGAATGCAGAAATATCAGTCAGTTGATATTGAAGAGCATGATGATAGGTTCCTCTTGCACTTTCGCCCCAATCAGAACGGCGCACGTGTGTTCAACCGGCACGGCTACGGGATGTACGCAATCAGGGATCGACGGTTTAGGGTACTGTGGCAGCGAGGGAAATGGTATAAAATAGAACATCTGAAAAACGACGACTTCGTTGTTCCTAAGAAGCCGTTGAAAGGAGATGGATATGTGGCCGGTGAAACTAGCTGATGGGATATACGAGGTAGCGTTTGGTTTTCAATTCGCCCGAGACGAAGAGAATAAGCACCACCTTGAGCTTCGATTGATGGGTGGGGGGCGTATCAGGATGACACGGCCGTTCACTACAGACGAACGGGAATCGTTGAGCAAGCAGATCGAGGAATGGAGGCCGGGTGACGACCCGATTGTGATAGGATGAATGGACTACTTGAAGCGACTGGCAGCTTTGCGTTACTGGTGAGCTTTGCGGTGAGTGCGGCATGTATCTTCTGGTATCTGACAACGAGCGTTGACGATGCACGGGGCCTCCCAGCGAAAGGCCGGTTGGTCTATCGAGCAGGGCGAGCGTTCGTCTGGCTTTACGCCGCGATCGCTGTGACGATGATTGGGAAAGAGGTGGCAGCTCATCTTGAGGAGTCGGTGTACGGCATGGCGATTGTTGCCTCCGTCGTGGTGGCGGTAGTATATATTCTGCGAGGGGTGAAGCATGGCCGATGAGCAGGACAGGAAAGATCGAGCGGCGATCCGGGAGGTAGCACGCAAGTTCCTCCAGGCGATCATGGACGGCGAGGACTGGCGACCCTACGCTCAACAGACGTTTCGGGAAGCGCGGGTCCAACCAAACATCCCAGTCTTTCGTGACTTCGAGGTAGGAAGGACACAGAGGATGGCCGGGGCGAACGACAAGGTGTTCCGGGCTGTGTACGTCAAGATGCAGCTAGGGCCGTCAAGCATAGCGGGGATCGAGTGGATCGAGGCGCGGTTGACAGCGGTCAAGGAATCGGCCCCGTACACACCCGATCCGAACGGAGAGTGGGGCATTTGCCCAACGTCGTGGACGATGGTGCGATGAATCGAAGGCAGATCAACGAAGCGGTTGCGCAACTGTTCACAGAGCAGTTCGCGATTCCAGGGATTACGGCGGAGTTCACGGTCTGCGTTACGCACGGGGTGGCGCGGGTGGTCAAACTTGGGAAGCTGGTGCTGATGAAGGATGGAGAGCAGCGGTTCCATCTGATTCCATCACAGAGTCATGACCCAGGAGGTCCACGTGATTATCCTGACCGAGGCAGAGCAGCGGTTGGCACGATACCTAGCCCAGGAACGCCCAAGGCGTAACCGGGCGGCGGGAGTCAAGGATCAGCTGTCCGGTGGTGACGCTGAGGCAGTTGAGCTTGACGGCGTGGGCGCGGAGTTGGCTTTCTGTCGATTGATGAACGTCTACCCCGATCTGACTACAGAACCCCGGAAAGGCGGGGGGGATTGCGTCGTGAATGGTGTAACCGTCGATGTCAAGACCACCCGATATAACAACGGGCAACTGATCGTCAAGGAGAAGGTTCCCAAGAATCATGCGACCGTCTACGCTCTTATGGTAGGGAGGTTCCCTGAGTATGACTATCGAGGCTGTGCGTTGGCTCGTGACGTACTCCGCCCGGAGCGGTTGATGAAGCTCGGAGCCGGGAAGGTCTACGCGGTCGATCAGGAGGATTTGGTGCTGTGGGATGGGACGATCAACGCGGTGTTCAAAGGGGCGTTGACGGCTGCTGAGCAGTGGTTTCTCAGCACACTCCGTGGTGAGTGGCAGAAACGATGGGCTGAACCGAAGACCGCCAACCCTGATGCGGTGGGGCGAGTGGATGGGTGGGATTGATAGTAAGGAGGTCTATATGATCTGCCCAATTTGCGGCCAGAGGATGATTAAACGATACAAGAACTATGTATTGACGAGTTATCCCCCGCAGTATCCTTGGTGCTGGTGGTGTGCTTGTGGGAATGTAGAAGAAGGTGGAGTGGAGATGGGACAGACAGATGATGACGTCGCCCGTAGGAAATGGGAGGAGGCTAATAACGTTTTGAAAACCGCGACGGTCGTCCCAAAGGTATTCATTCACGCCACTGCGGTGATTGATGATGACGTGCAGATCGGAGAAGGAACGCGGATCTGGCACTTCACGCATGTTATGCCGGGGGCGCGGATCGGAAAGAACTGTACCTTGGGGCAGAACGTATTCATTGGTGAGAACGTCCTGATCGGCGACGGCGTGAAGATCCAGAACAACGTTTCAATCTACGAAGGGGTCACCCTGGAAGATGACGTGTTCTGCGGACCGAGTTGTGTCTTCACCAACGTCAAATGGCCGAGGGCGAGTAAACCTACGCCGCCGGCTCGTTATCTGAAAACACTAGTGAAGAGGGGCGCGACGATAGGGGCAAACGCCATGATCGTCTGCGGTGTGACCATCGGTGAGGAAGCGTTCATCGGCGCGGGGGCCGTGGTGACGAAGGACGTCCCGGCCCACACATTGGTGTACGGGAATCCGGCTCGTGTTCAGAGATGGTTGGAGGTGACAGGTGGCGAAAAAGGCGACGATAAAGCTTGATCCCCGGAATGCTAGGCTACATCCCGAGCGGAACTTAGAGGCCGTTGAACAGTCGCTCAAGGAGCTAGGGGCGGGACGCTCGATTGTGGTTGATCGGAATGGTGTCATCATCGGCGGCAATGCTGTCTATGAGAAGGCCAAGGAACTAGGAATCCCGATCAAAGAGGTTGAGACCGATGGCTCGGAGTTGGTCGTGGTGCGGCGTGTGGACTTGGATACCGATGATCCTCGGAGGAAGGCGTTGGCGTTGGCGGATAACCAAATCGCCCTTCTTGCGGAGTGGGATGAGGGTATGCTAGAGGATATTAAACTTGAGATTGAGGAATCGGATTTCGATATTGACCTTAACGTAATGGGGTTTGAAGAGCCACAGGAGCAAAAGGAGCGCTATAAGCCTAATGAACCTGCGTACTCAGGAGAGTACCAGATTTTAGTCATAGAGCTAACGGAGGAAAGCCAAGCAGAGTTGCTGGAGGATTTAGTAGGAAGGGGGTATAAATGCCGTCCGCTCATATTATAAAATCAATAAAGATATCGCGGACTCCGCGTGTTATGCAACTTGAGGCATTATTTGATGTCCCTCCGAGCGAAAGGAGTAAAGAGGAGTGGGACGTCAATCTACCCTGTGAGGACAAAGAATGGAATATCGGCCTTATTGTTGGGCCTAGTGGAAGTGGGAAAACTACTATAGCGAAGAAACTATTTAAGAAAGAGATTATCCAGGGGTATTCATGGTCAAAGACCCGGAGTATTATTGATGAGTTTCCAAAAGGAATGAGCATTCGGGAGATTACTGGGTATTTATCTTCTGTTGGCTTTAGCAGCCCACCTAATTGGTTACGTCCTTATCATGTATTATCAACTGGTGAGAAGTTTCGGGTGACTATGGCTAGAGCTTTAGCTGAATCGCCAGAGCTGGCTGTTATAGATGAGTTTACAAGTGTAGTAGATAGGACGGTAGCTCAGATAGGAAGTGCCGCAATAGCAAAAACCGTTCGAAAAAGAAAGCAGAAATTTATCGCAATCTCTTGCCACTATGATATCTTAGATTGGTTACAGCCTGACTGGGTGTATGATTTACGCTCAAATAGTTTTTACTGGAGGTCAGTTCAACGACACCCAGAACTTACCCTTGAAATACACCGAGTACATTACTCTGCTTGGCGACTATTCAGTAAGTATCACTATCTAAGTCATGACATCAACAAGGGAGCGAAGTGTTTTATAGCCTTCTTACGTGGAGAACCCGTAGCGTTTGCGGCGTGGATCCATATAGTGGGACGTAATGGGGGATACTGGCGCGGTCATAGACTCGTATGCCTTCCGGATTATCAAGGTATTGGGCTTGGCGTAAAGTTTTCTGACTATATAGCCAGCCTCATGGCCGCAATTAAGCATAAGCGCGTTTTCGTCACGACAGCACATCCAGGAATGATCTACTATCATTCAGCATCTCCTCTGTGGGCCTTACATCGAAAGGTCCAGCGGGCTTCTGAAAGCGGGACTATACATCAGAAGAAGGAGCTACAAAGTAACTGGCTATTAAACTCAGCAAGAAGAGCTACAGCATCATTTGTCTTTAAGGGGACACCGAACTATAAAGACGCAAAGAAGTTCGGGCTAATTTAAATAGAGAGCTAAAATAAAGGTAGACAATTGTCTCCTTCTGGTACCCGACATAACGCAAGCTGGGGCCCCTAGGCAAGCAGGGACGTATAGGGTATAATACAGATAAAAGGAGGTTGGCGATGCGCCTAGTACGGCTAAAGAAACAGCATCTAGACCGGATCAAGCGCGGAGAGAAACGGTTTGAGATCCGGGCAGAATCACCGTGGACGCAAAACGTAGAACGTGGCGATGAAATCCTGTTCGCGGCTGGTCCCTATACGGCTCTAGCTACCGTCTGTAGCGTCAGACGGTTTCCTACTCGGGACGCGCTCCTACAGAGCCTTTCCGCCAGGGACCTAGGAGCAGAGTCCGTAGAAGAAGCCCGAGGTATATTAGCGAGGATCTACCCGAATGATCCTCCGTTAGTAGCCTGGGAAATAGGAAACATCAAAGAGGGGTGACAACAGTTAAAAATATAAGCGACTTTTACCACATCATTTGCTGTCGAGCGGGGCTAAACCCTAACTCGCCGGATGTCCGGCAGGCGTTTGATGAACTCATAAAGGAGGAGGCGAAATGAGCGAAAAGGCGCGCTATCAGATCCAAACCTGGGACACCTACTCTAACAGTTGGACGTCGGATGGGATTGGTGATCCAGATGTCAATCTGTTCAACACGAAATCTGAGGCGGAGGAGGCAATCGCTGCGCTCCGCGAACTCGGACCGGAATGGGCGGAGGCCAAGTACCGGGTAGTGGAGGTGACGCAATGACGATCCACATCATCGATGACGGCGAGGACCTTTCCGCTCCGGTCGAGGACTGGGGCGCGGAGGTAGGAAAGGCGATGGCGAAAGGGATCAACGAGGTCGCCTTCATCGGCCGAGAGCCAGCGTCGCTTAAAGTCGGCGACTTGGCTTGGTACTGGGCATCATTCGGGGTAGGTCCGCGTCTCGAATGCATGATAACCAAGGTTAGACAAGAAGCCGGTCAATTGGTTTACGACTGTGAGACTCCCGCCGGGAAGCGGTGGGGGTACGCAGATCAGTTTGAAAGGCGGGATGAAGAATGAAGTGCACGACGGTTGACTGCTCAAAAGAGGCTTCACATTGGTTGCGATGTAACGGGGGGAAGGTTCCTGGGAGCTGGGTGTGTGAGGATTGTGCCCGCCGCATTCTAGCGGAGTACGCAACTAAGCTCCCCCCCGAAGAAGGGGTATGGGATGCTATCCCGATCAACGGGTTGGGCGAGCCGGTTGAGGGCCGGATACTTACTGAGGAAACAGCAAGCAGCATCTAGAACCCTCCTTTGTTCAGGGCGGCGGTTTTCGCACTTTCCGCCGCCCTCTTCTTTTGAGACGACCGTGTAACAGAATGCAGACGGGCTTGACTCAACAGTGAGCCTGAACTAGAATAGATCGACGGGAATAGCGTCGAGAAGGACGCCCCCGCGCCAAACGGCGTGGGGGTGTTTCTTTTAGAGGAGGCGATATGTCGCTATCGACGTTACTAGAACGTGGGTTAGGTCAGCGGAC